GCGCGATCCCGGCGACTCCACGACCGCCTGCGCGCGCGCCGCAATGAGCGTTCGCTGTGCTTCTGCTGGTCCGATCACCTCCCCCAATCGTTCCGCGATCATGGTCGCGGCTTTCTCCCAATCCGTTGTCTTGCGTGGCGCCGGCAGCTTCCACGTCGCCTTCCAGCCGTCGCCAGCGATCCCCGTCGCGTTGCCGATCCGGTCCTTGAACACGTTCGTGACCAGTTCGGTCTGCTGCTCCAGCCGCTTCAGCGTGTCCGTCGCGTTCAAGTAGGTGATGGCCGCAATCTCGTCGCTCGTCGTGGCTTCGAGCATCGTGGCCTCGGCGTTGTTCGGGTAGAGGATTTCCAGCGCGTCGCCGCTGCGCTCGTCCACCGGCGGCTTCACGTCCCCGACCACGTAGAGGTTCCACCAGCGCACGAGGCGTTCGATCATGCTGCGCTCGAACTCAAGGTCGCGCGCGACGGTGTAGATCTTCGTCTCGTTGCCGCCGAACAGGCCGATCACGTCCCACAGCGGATAGCCGGTCACGGCCATGTATTGACACACCTGCACGAGATAGCCTTGCGGCACCTGATCGGTTCCCTCGGCGCCCCACTCATGAGCGGTGTGCGGCCCCACGTTCTTCACCTCGACGCCGCGCGACTGGCCGATCACGAGCCGATCCGGTGTGCCCAAGATGATCGGATAGTCGGCATGATGGATCACCCGGTCTGGCTTCCACACCTTGCGCCCGGTGCGCACCATGTAGCGGCGCGCGATCAGATCCTCGATCTCGGTTCCCCACCACATCGGCTCGCTCGGCGTGTTCGACTGAGGCTTGCGCCCCGTCTTTTCCAGCCACACGTCCAGCGCGCTGCCGTACTTCCCGAGCCCGAGGATTGCCGCTGCATCTGAGCCGCCGATCCCCAGCGCCCGCTCTGCGAGCCAGAGCGCCCGGCCAGCGTCAGGTTCTTCGCTCCCCACCTCGTACCTCCTTGCCGTGCATCACGAGGTCTTGAAACGTAATCGCGCCGCCGCTGATCTGCACCAGCGATGCGGCATGTGTCAGCGTCGGCACGCGGGCGCCGGCGAGCCAGAGGTACACTGTCTGGCGTGCCACTGGCGTTCCATGCCCTCGAAGGCCATCCAAGACCCACGGCACGCCAACGCTGCTCACCCATCCCGCGAACCGCGTGCCGCGCCGGATCCGATCCATCGGGCTCATCTGCGGGCGTCCCCCCAAAGTACCGGCCGCTGACGTGCCGAACCGTAGCAGCGCCCCGCGTTCACATGCAAGCCTCTTTATCTCCAGCGATCACGGGGTTCCAAGAGGTGTCAGTCGCAGATTCGGGCGTAGATAGACGCTGATCACATCGAGCGAGCAATCGCCGCCCGCAGTATTGCCGCGATTCGAGAGCCCGATCTGCGGCGCCATGAACGCCGTGCTGGCCGGCGCGTTCACGCTCACATTCTGCGATGTGAGCAGCGCGTCGGTCCCGACATTGATCAGGTTCGTGACGATCGTCCCGGGCGTTCCACTCGGGCTCGGGTTCGCGATCATCACAAACTCGTAGAGGGTGCCAGCCGTCAGCGTCTGCGCGGTCTGGAGCGTAGTGGTGTGCGGCGTCGGCGTGGCGTCAGCCGTGAGGATGGTCAGGTTCCCCGCATCGGTACTGTCGCACCAGAGCCCGACCGTGTTCGCGGGGGTCGATGCGAACGCCGTCTTGCAGACCGCGGCGCCGGCCGAGAGCCCGACGAACAGCCGGATCGACGTGTTCGGGATCGCGTTGACCATGAACCGAGCGGAGAAGTAGAAGCCGCCCAGCTTGATCGCGTTCCCGCGCCACGCGACGACAGCCGGCGAATGCGCTCCAAGCTCCTGATCCTGCGGGCCGGCGGCGCTGGTGAAGCGGCGGCGCGGGAACTGTGTCGTGAACCCGGCTGTCGGCGTCGGGTGTGAGACGGCGGCGACGCCATCGCCGACCCATGCGGGGCCGAAGCCGCGACCGCCAATGTCGGTTCCGGTCGTCGGCAGGTAGAGCACCGGCTGTTCCAGATAGAGGCAGGGCTCGTAGACGCTGGGCTTCATCGTGAGTAGTCCTCGAACCAGCCGCTGCCGTCCGCGATGTGATTCACGCCGCGGCGGAAGTTGCGGCTGCTCTCCGAAATGCGTGCGACACCGTTCGCGCCCCAGCCGGTGAAGCGGTTGCCCTCCACGATGCCGCCATTGCAGCCGGCGAGGAAGAACGATCGCGTGGCGTTCCCGGTCTTGAGCATGTTGCAGCCGATGATCTCGATCTGATTGCAGTTCTGCATCTCGATCACGTTGGTCACTGTGGCCGGCGGTTGTAGCGGATCGCCGCGCTCGTAGTCAACGCCCAGCAGCCTCACGCCGGTCACGTTCTCAGCGTAAAGCTCGCCTGCATCGTTGTTCTCCATGTTCCCGCCGCTGAACTCGGCGAGCGTGCATGACTGAAGGATGCGCACCCCGAAGCCGCCGTTCTTGACGAACGAGCAGACGTTCCCCTTGAACGTAGTGTTGGGCTCGAGCCCGGTCGAATCGAACAGCAGACCGTGGCCGGTGCATGCGGCGACCGTCAAGTGGTCGGCCTCGATCACGCCGGCCCCGTCAAGCTGGATCCCGTCGATCGGTCCGTCCCCGGCGCCCTTGAAGCTGGCGCCAACGAATACATGATCGAAGAAGCACCGCGCGATGAACGGCGAACCGCCGTTGTAGATCCTGACACCGTAGGCGGTCCCGGGCGGCCTCACCCACAGCGATTCGAGCCCGGTCTGCGATCCGGTGATCAGGACCGGGCAACCGATGACCGTTGAAGCTGCACCGTCGCCGGTGATCGTGACGCCGCCGGGGACTACGAGCGGCGTCGATGGCGACCCATCGACGGCGAGAGCGGTGCCCTCTCCGAGCTTGATCCGACCGCCGTTCGCTCCGAGGTTGTTCACGATCGCTTGAAGTGCCATAGACGCCGGTGCCTCCACAACCACCTGCTCGGCCGGCTGCGGGAAACGATGGCGGTGTCCACGCTCCCACACCGTCAGTTGTTCCCGCAGCCGTGACTCGCGATACGTCATTTCGGCGCCGGCAGCACCTTGTCCAGCGATGCCTTCACGAACTTGTCGTAGAGCAGGCTCGTCAGCGCCGAAGTCCACGCGCCCATCGCTGTCGTCCACAGGAAGCCGGCCGCGCCAGCGACCGCGTGACCGACGCCAGCGGCCTCGGCAGGTGCCGGCCAGATGTACTTCATCAGGATGTACGTCACGGCGCCGACCCACGGCGCCGCCTGATTCGTGAACTTCTTCAGCGCCGGCAGCCGGGTGTAGAGCAGATTCACGATGAAGATGACCAGCATCGCGTTCCCGTCGAACAACGCCTTCAGAGAGTCGGGTGTCATTGCTTCGCCTCCAGTCATGGCGCCACGCGCCGCCTGCGCTTCAGTTCGGCAATCGCCATTGCCCGTTCCTCGCTGGTGGCAGGCTCGACAATGGCGATGACCGCGTACTCGACCACTTCCACGATCCGCTCGAAGCGCACAGAGTCGGCCACCTCTCGGGCGCGCAGATCCATGCGCACCTCGCGGATCTCGGCTTTCACATCGGACGTGACAGCGCGTACGAACAACCCCGCGCTGCCGGCAAGGACGGCACCGACCCCGATGATCGCCCGCGCATAGAGCCCGACGCGGGCGACCTGTCTGTCCAGCGGCGTTTGAGGCACGACAGGCTCAGCGGCCATTGCGATCTCCTTACCTGATCCACGCGATCCGCGCAGGAATCGCGCCATGCCTCTGAAAAACTCCGCACTCGGTTTCTTGAATCGCATCGTGGTGCTCGTTCCAGTTCCCGAGCGAGCAATGGATCACGCGCTCGGCCCCGAAGCCGCCGGTGGCTTTCGAGATCAGACCGATGTGTCCCTGCCTCCCGTCGCGGTCAGGGTACACGAGCACATCGGCTGGCTCTGCCTCAGCCCACGGAACCACGGCCGCGAATCCGAAAGGCGAAAGCGCATCGCGATAGACGTTTGAGCACTCAAACCACTCGCCCCCGAGTAGGTGCGGGATCGCTCCGTTCGGCAGGTACCTGTCTATCCCTAGAGCCCACGCCACGAATCCTGTGCAGTCACTTGCCGCACCCGGAGACTTCGCAAACGGATCGCGGCCACCTTCACCGAGTCTGTATGGAATCTTGAGCCCGATCACCGACCGAGCCCGAACGATCACCTGCTCGCGAGTGAGCACGCCGAGACATTTCATGTGCGCCCCCCAAGGGCGCCGGGAACACAGCGCGTTGTCGGATCGGAGCCGGGGCCGCTCCTAGACGCGCTGCGTCCCGGCCTACGACGCGAACGCCTTCTCTCCGTAGTGCTGGAACTTGAATGC